TCCTGTATCCTTCTGCCTTGTGGCTTGAATGAATCAGGCAATTGAGCGACAGCAGGTGAATCTTGTTTTTCGAATCGTTTAAAGTCAGGCTTTTCTGTAATATATTTTGCAATAATCGAAGGTCTTTCAGGTATCGGTTCTTCTTGCATTGCAATAAACTCAGGCGTACCTGGTATCTGTTCAGGGCGATATTCCTGTTGCAATGCACTAAACTCAGGAGTTGGAGTTTTCACTGGTTGCATACTAAACTTGGCAAGGCTTTCATTCAGTGCCTTCTGCTCATTTAATAAATCCTGTCCTGCCTCAAATTTCTCTCTTTGAAATTCTAATTCAGCGTTTCTAGACATAGCACCTCTCTTAGAATTAGCAATCGATGTTCTATTTTGCATCTTAGCGATTTGCATCTGCTGATCTGCCGCCTGCTTACGCTGATACTCGTTTTGCAGGAATGGATTCTTGGCGATTGCCTTGGCATCTTCTTCCGATGCACCCTGCCCCATTAGGTATTGAGTCATCTCCTTCGCCCGCTCCTTCTTCTCCTTCCCTTCAAAGTATGCGGTGGCCGCCTGTCCGAGTGCATTACCGAATGCCTCATTCGCTCGAGCCTGTGCCGCCCCTGCTGTCTGAAAGGCTGAGAAGTCCATTCTCCCCAAGCCCGCCTGTACTGTATCTCCTATTGCCATGATATTATCCTTGAGGTCTTCCTAAGTATCCGCCTGCGGCACTTCCTAATGCTTGCATAAATCCACTCGCCATTCCTGCCGCCGCTTGTTCGCGAGCCGCATAAGTGTTCGCCAGGTAGTTCGCACGATTAGCGTTATCCTGTAATCCGATGTTTACTCCAGCATCAGGATTGATCCTGGTTGACTGCTCTTGCGGTATGCCGAATAAAGCCGCCCTTTCGCCAAAGCCCTGCTGGGTGTAATTACTTCCACCTCTAAGCATAGCCATTGGATCGACAGAGGTAGCCCGATTTAAACCACTCGCATAACTGCCTAAGCCTTGTGCCTGTTGACGATTATCGCGAATGATGTCCCGTAAATAATCTTCCCTGCTCATCGCCTCGGCCGCGATTGCCGCATTGTCCATGTCCCTGCCTCGAGCCACCAACCCCTCCCGAGCCGATTGAGTCGCCCGTCTTCTCATCTCAGGAGATAAGTCCTGAATCTGCGACTCTCTAAATGCCTGGTCGGCTAACTGATTTGCCTGTTCCACGCGAGCCTGCATGAGCGGATCGGATGCCCTTACCGCCTGATTTAAATCAGCACCAAATCGATTGAGCATCGATATATCAGAACCTGCCTGACGCTCGGCCATTTGTGCTCCAAAGTCCTGTGCTCGTCTCGCATTTGATTCCGCGAGATCCGCCATAGGATCAGCGGCTCGCTGGGCGAGGCTTATCTGTAAGTCCTGATACTGCGGATCGTACTGTTGACGAGTCTGTAAGAGCTTACCCTGTAAAGCGGGGTCTGCCATAGCATCTACATAATCGCGAGCAGATTTACCGACATCAAGTTTTGGCATGGGAGGTGGTTTCTTTCCACCTCCAAAAAGCTTATTTAAAAAGAACGATGGAACGCCCGAACTATTTACCGGCTCGCCTGCCCCACCGGCATCCTTGAGCATTTCTGCCTCTTCCGAATTTATGTAAGCAAGCGATTCTCCCTGTGGTGCCGCTGAATTAAGAAGAGCGGCAGCTTGTTTAAGAGGATCATCGGGTGCAAAGGATGGAATCCCTTCAGGAGTCATAGTGGGAACTGATGCTCCCGAGTTTCTGAGAATCTCCTCTTCCATCGGATTTATGTATGCCAACTTCTCGCCCTGTGGAGGTTTTGGATTCATGATTTTACTGCGAGATTCCTGAAGGTAAACCATGTCATCAAGTAACTGGCGATCCTGTGCCGATAGCTTGCCTGACATCTCAGAGATTCTTTTCATATTAGGGTCAGGCATTGGTTCTGCCTTTGGCTCCCGGTTAAATAGTTTGTCGAAGATATCCATAATAAATCAGGTTTTGATGATATAATTTAAAATGATTGTTGGTTGGACATTGTTGTGTGCAGAAGATGCGTTTTGAGCCGCAACATCATTTGTTTCATTAGTTGACTCTAATACTCCATTCCCTTCATCTCCATACGCCCAACTACCTACTGTAGTACCTGTATTATCACTATCATCAACAGTATGTTTGTGAGCAGGCATTCCCGATTCGGCAGAAGTTAAGAGGTGTTCTTCTTCACCTAATGTTCCGCCTAACTGATCTGCCTGTGCATCGGTTAATACATTAGCAGATGTCCCTCCCATGTCATCTTGCCCGGCAATGACTCGGCCTCGAAGATCGGGAATATTAAATGTGGTTGAACCATCCCCTACGCCGTAATCTGTGCCAATTGCTGTAAATAAATTTGAGTATGTTGAGCGACTAACTGCCGCACCATTGCAAAACAAATAATCATTTGGATTGCCGGGCAAAGCTGAACCTGCATAAGGCAGAACAGTACCTGATGGCATAAGCACACTTACTGCCGCACTGTCCAACTTGGCAGCAGTCACCGCTCCATCCTGTATCTTGGCAGTAATGACTGAGTCAGTCGCCAGTTCGTTAGAACTAATGCCTGCCGATTTGACCTTTAAGTATCCACCTGATCCATCGACCTGAATGGTGGAATCATCTGCGGTCTGATTCGCACCTGTTCGAAAGGTTGCCAGATTGGCGATGTCCTGCAACTTAGTCGCGGTGACTTGATCGCCTGATGAGAATGATTGTCCTGTTTGTAATACTGCCATGATTTATTTCTCCTATGAAACTGATGTGGTGGATCGGTCTGTAATTCTAGCGTCCACTTTGGCGGACCGAAGGTAGGGTCTGCCATTGGTTGGTTGAAAGTCTGCCTGTACTCCAAATCCCCTTTTATTAACTCTAAGCCTTACCGATGCCTCTTCTGAGTCAGGGAGATTGCTACCGATTAAGGATGATATGCTTGTTGATTGGGTGGTTGAGTCAGGATCTTCGGTGATAAACTGAATATTACCATCAGTCGAAAAGCCAGTATTTGATTTTACATGAAGCTCGGCTCGGCTATAGGTTTTACGATCCATTGAGTCAGCATCGTACTGCCTGGTGGTTAACTGACTGACCACTGGAATTGTTTCCGATTGAGCCTGTCCGGCGGTTAAGGAAACAACATCGCCTCCCTCAAAACCATCTACCTTATGCAATCCACCTTCTTCGGTCGTTAAATATAAAGCGTTCTGTGCTCCCTCACGGGCAACGATCAGATCGCGAATAGCAAACTCAGTGGAGTTTACCTGGTCGATGGATTCAAAACCTCCGTTGATAAAATTATATACGATGATCGCATTTAGCTTAGTGGCATCTCCCCGTCCTGGTGCTGAGTCCAATGGAACTGCAAGCCAATACCTTGAGTCAAAGTAGACGGCACATGACAGGTGGGCATAGTCCTGATTAATTCGGTCCACAAATGGTTGGATGGATTCCGATAAAGGTGTGCCTGTACCCCGTAAGTGATACTGATCATAAAATTCCACTGCATATATCCCTTGATCCGAAAGGAATAGAATCTGATTGGCCACCTGAACGATTGACTTACGAGCAGATGCCCCGATCTCAGTGGTTACCACATTGGTTTTTACATCGGCAAGAGATCCACTTACGCCTGTCATCAGGTGGATCGATTTACGATTAAATATCGCAAGAGTGTCCTGAGTAAATGGTTGGATGCCTACGAGGAAATCGCTTTTACCAGCGGTTATAGTAAATTGATTACCAATTCGATCATAGGTATCTGAGTCAAGGATGTCAGAGGCTACAATCTCCGAACGATTATTACGATCAGTCGGTGATATATCTGAGGTAAACCAATAAGGAACCCATAGCCTACGCTGATGAAACTGTCCCCAGGGAGCCGCCGGCATATGGATGAATCCTTTTCCGATTGCTAGTTGCCGGGAGGCAGTAAGGGATGCTGTTCCATCCTCCACTCCAAGATTAAATGTAAACTGGTCAGCAGTTGGTGTGCTGGTAACAATCGCATTTTGATTTACAAATAAATCGAACGGGGATGATCCATTTCTAATAGTGATCTCATTTCCGATTTCCAACCCATGATTTACCACATCCATTGTCACCACTCCGCTTGATGCTGTGGCGGTGGTATCGGTAAGATACTGTGGTGCTGTATAAGTTCCACGATCTACCCGAGTAAAGTCTTCAAAATATTCAGCCTGTGATCCTGATACATTAAAGGTGGTTGTCTGCGAGGATGCCATTGTGACGGTAAACTGAGTGTCACTTATCCTTGTAATCTGATAGCAGTCATTCGGATTTACTTTCCAAGCTCCCAAGTTAGTCAGCGTGACAAAGTCACCGGTTACCCGTCCATGATTGGTGGATGTATTAACAGTAATCGTCTGACCCGATTGGGAGGCTGAAGATATTCCGATTGAATTAAGTGCTGGGCTTGCTGAAAGAGTGGTCTTGCGAGAGCGGAAGATAAACATCTTGTCGAATCCCTGAGTCATCCCTACGGGTCCATCCACAGTTTCCCCTCCCGCCTCGTACCGGCATTTAAAAAGTGCTGAGTCTTTCAGACGAATGATGACTGCAAGATTATTGGTGGCCGAGAAAATATAATCGTCATTATTTGATGAGGCATCGCTATAAACTGCTGATCCATAAACTGCATTTACTCCATCATCGTTAATGGTGAAATTTAAAGTTGTAGCGATGGAATTGCCGGCAGAACAGACGGATGTGTTTCCGACTGATGCATCCTGTACTGGGAAAGTGGTATCGCTTCCAGCGTTAGCAAAAGTAAGTGTCTTGGTGGTAAAATTGACAGAAGCTAATGCATGAGTGCCATTGATTGAGGAATCAACATCTGCGACTGTTATATTTTCGCCTGGAATAAATGATAAACTCGGAGTGTCATCCAATACGATTGTCACCACTCCTGATGATCGGGATGCTGATAGAATGACATAAGGTAAACGAATGGCATCTGTTCCCGATGTGATCGATCCGAACAGAGTCGATAATCCCTTGCGGGGTTGCCATGTCCCATCATCATTCATGCGACCATTCTTGGATAGAGCTACCTCACCAGGTTTCAATTGATTAGGTCGCAGGCGGGCATTCATCCGAAGAAAGAAAGTATCACCTTCTGTCACGAATGGATCGTCTAGTTTGCCGTAACTGCGATAGCGACTCACTTCTTCTTAATCT